CGCCAGCCGTGAAACCGAGGGTGGTTCCAGTCACCGTGCCGTCGCCGTTGTCCACGACTGAGATAGTAAGGGCCATTTACACCGGCCCCCCCAGCATTTGTGCGAGCATGGCTTCGGCGATAATCTCGCCGCACTCCTCCAGCACGCCCTCGGGCACGTCCAGGAACTCGCGCTGGGCAATGTTGCGGCCTGGGTCTCCGTATTGGTGCGTCGCCGCGTAGACAAGGTTGGTGCCCGTCTCTAGGGTAGTGTCCGAGATTCGCCTTACGTGGTAGCTGGCGTTTTCGCTAGTCGCGGAATCGAGCAACGTGCCAGTGAGGTTCAACAGCGGGTGCCGTGGCACGGGGTCTTTGCGCGCCGGCCAGCGTTCGCCGCCAGCCGCTTGCTCCATGAGGAAGTTCTTTGCCACGCCGGCCATGATGGCGTTCTCGCACTCTGCCAGCGCGTCGCGCAGCTTGGGGCGCGAGGCAACCGTGCCGATGCTCTTTAGCTCGGCTGCGAACTGGGTGGGTGTTAGCGTTGAAGCCATTGCTTAAATCTGCTTCCGACAGGGACACCGCCAGCGGGTGCCCAGCGTGTCTTTGCTCGCGCTCAAAATCGTGAATACCACACTCGCCGAATCGGTAATCAAGTCGCCAGCTTTCACCGACGACATGCTCATGGTTGTCTCCCACAGGTGCCACACCATATCGTCCGGCGTCAGGCCGATGATGCCGCTGAACTGTAACTCGCGCCGCGACAACTGCCGGCGCAAAGCGGTAACCGAACTGTCGGCCGTGCCCGTGGGGTTCTGCGGAGTGACGGTAACCGTCTCCGTGCCGTCGATAACCGAATGGTCGCCGGCAATGTCAGTTGCGAGTGTCATGTAACCCCCTGCTGAGTCACCTCGTAGGGGCCAATCGCACCCATTGCGTCGTCTAGTTTTGCTAGCCGGTCTACGAGATCACCCCAAGACACCGACTGCCCATCGATTGAGTAGTTGGGTTTGCCTGCGCTGGTAGACAAGGCCGTCAGCAACGCGGTGCGTGCTGTTGCGAGAAGTTCAAGATCCGTAGCCAAGGCTCACCCCCTTAGGCGGGCGACGGCCCCAGGAACTCGATCTTGAGGCCAGCGATCTTGGGCGACGGCCATGCCTTCAGCCCGTCGCAGAATAGCGCAAAGGCATGAGAGCGATTGTCCGCCGATACATCGGCCTTGTTCTCACGCAGGCTCACGCGATACACCCCTGCCCCTTCCGTGCCTAAGAACGGCGCGGGAGTATTGGGTTGCGGCGCACTCTCACGCGGCTGCACGGCGGCTACCCGGACTGGGTTGTCCTTCGTCCCCAAGGGGGAGAGTTCGCCGGTATTTGAGATAAGTTCCTTAACTGGCATTACAGACTCCTAGGCGGTGCTTTTGACGGTGGCGCGTGGTTCGACGACTGCCGCCGCGCCGCGCTCACTCGCCTTGAATCGCATCACGATGTCGGCTGTGAATTCGGGTTCGCTATTGGAAGGCGCTTGCTGCACGGCCAGCGGGAAATTCTCCATGTACTGAACAGTTTTTCCGATGTCGCCGAGGAACCAACTGGTGTCGGTCGCCATGCGCGTCGGCAAGATGCGGCTGGTGATGAGCTTATACGGGGCGGAAAACGCCTGGCTGTTGCCGACTGGGTTGGGAGCATGAGTAGCGGTCAGTGCGCCCATGGTTGCGAAGCCCGTGGACTGTAGCGAAATGCTCGTCGCGTTGAGGATGCGTGCCGCAACGTGCGCTAGTTGCGGAGTCACGACAAGATGCTGGGCCATGACCAGGATTGGTAAACCCGTATTGGGGTCCACCATATTATTGAAAAGTTGCTCAACGGCGTCGAGATTGGTCCAGTCCAGCAAGGCGTTGCTTGCCTTCAGGTTGAGCCACGGCGTAGTTGCCTGGTAGGTGGCGTAGATGGAGTTCCGCCAGTTGTAGCGGTGGACCGTCGAGCCCTCGTCAACGAAGGCGTCGATGATCCGCGTCTCTTTGTTGTAGCCCAGGTACTCGCCGATCTTCCTGGCCTCGTCGAGAATCTGATTCGTGCGATCAAAGAAGATCGCTTCCTTCGTGATCGGGATGATGTTGCCACGCTTGAAGGTCTGCGGGGTGTTGATCCAATCTTCCGTCAAGCCAACCTGCGGATAAGGCTTGCCCTCCGGCACGATGGCCGCCATATCGCCGATACCGCCGATGCCTGGAATTTTCTCGCCGCTGAATTGAGTTGGCACGTTCCGCACGAGCGGCGTGAAAACGAACTGCGGAGATTGGAACCGCTCCAGCATCGCCGAGTAAACGATCTGGCCGGTGATGTTGGCAAAGGCCGCTGTATCGACTACGCCGGCGGCTTCCTGCAACAGACCGTCGCCCGAGTGGCGAGGGTTCATCATCGAAATCCACTCGCGGCCGTCGGGGACAAGGTGCTCCGCCAATTCGCGCAGGGAGAAATCGTCTGGGATGAATTCCCTGGCCTCGAAGCCTTCGCGTAACAGCGATACGGTTTCTCGTGCGCCGAGTCCTTCGTACATCTTGCGAAGTTCACGGCCTTTAATGGCGCGAGCCATAGCGACTTCTCCTTAAGCGTTGAGGTCCGAGCAATGGCCCGGCGTTATTAACGAGTCTGATAGCACCACCAGAAATCAAGCGTAATCGTAACTTCGTCCGCCGAGTCTCCGTCCTTCGTACCGCAGACGGCCTGCATTTCCGTAGCGCTTGTGAACACGTAATCGGTGATTTTGTAGACCAGCACGTCGTCGATGTAGTAGAGCAAGTCGGCTTGCGTGCTGTTCTTGGGCGCGAATTCAATCCGCAACAGTTGGTAAGCCGAGCCAGAGCCGACATGCACGGTCTTGTCGAGAGAATTCGCGGCCGTCAATTCAACGCTGGTCTGTAGCGTAGATAGCGAAGCGTGAACCCACCAGTTCAACCCGCCGTCCTTCTTGAAGAACGCCACGGTCGTGCCGCTTGTCTTGGGTCCAGCGCCGTCGTTGACGAGGAGGTCAACGGCTGCCGCGTTGGTCAAACCGACGAACAGGTTGTTTTGATTGGTGTCGTCTTCCGTGGCTTGGACATAAGCCTCGAAGATCAACGGTTTATTGGCCGCGAACAGGAATGCCTCTGGCTCCCGGACCAGGTAGGCGTCCTCGTTCCCGGCCGTGTCGGCGGCACTCTTGATGTTGACACGGCCGCCTACCGCATCGGCAATCGACACGGAACCATTTACGGCGGTGACCAACGTGTAGGCATCGGTGACGATAGCAGTAATGAACCCCTGCATATCATCTTCGAAGCCGTGCGTGTTGCGCATCATGTTCGCAGAGTTTCGCAGTGTGACGAGTGCCGGCATGGCAAGGACTCCTAAAAGATTGTTCTTTGTTTGTCGATTGGACTAGCGTAGGCGCGCTGCGAATTCCTTGAGGTTCGTCGGCATCCTATCTTCGTCGCGCGATTCGCTCAGCGGAGCCGCACTCCGCGGTCGCTGGCCCCACGCTTGTTTGGGTTGCGTTGCAATCAACGCCTTGCGTGTTTCCGCACTGGCCATTTCCATGAGCGCTGTGAGTAACGCCGGCTTGGCCTCGACCTTGGCCTCCTCGAGCAACTTGCGGCAAGCTAACTCGGCGGAGTTCGACTTGGCGTTTTCGATCAAGGCTTGGACTTCGGGCGGCAGTTGGGCCAGCGTGATGCGACCTTCGACAGCCGGCTCGGCGTCAGCCGCTTCTGGTTTCTTGCCGATGCTCATTACCTTCTCCTGCGCTTTCAGAATGTCTTTGATCTTGGCGATGGTGGCCTTGCTGTCCAAGGCTTCGTCGTCGAAGGCCGCGATGACCATAGCGCGGAACGCCGACTTGATGGCGTCGTCCGTACTGCCGCCGCCAATTGGCTCGGCAACCGGAAGCAGGGGATCGATGCCTTCAATTTCCAACAGCGATTCGTAGGGCGTGCCGGTCAGAACTTCGGTCAGTGTCTTGGTCATTGGTTTTGCCTCTGACTCGAATAGTGAATTGGTCGTAGCCGGGTCGCCCACAATATCGACCGACCGCACGGAACGGATCGACTCGACAATCGTTTTTCCGTTCTTCGTACTCGTGCTGCCTTGTGCGTCATGCGACAACCCCAAGGATTGAGGACGCCGTTGCGCCGCTTCCAGAATGCGCGGGGCCAAGTCGTGTGTTTTGAAATAATGCAAGTCCGCGTACAGACCGTCAGCCTTCTGCCGTACCGATTCCAGCCAACCAAAGCGCGACTCAAAGGCCCGCTCGGCCGTGCCGCGAATGTGGTTGACGTTGACCTGGATGCCTTCATAAAGCGGAATGGCGCGAGCGATCCCTGCCGGATCATAGGTTCGTCCGTTAGACGATTCGTAGCCCAAGACTTTCACGTCGCGAATGACGCCAGCCGCTTCGTCAATGGTGCGTGAGCCGCCATAAGCGACCTCCCGCAACTCGACCGTGATAGGCTTTCGTTTGGCTGTCTTAGTGGCCATGCCTTTTATTCAACAGGCAAGTGCGGGACATTTGCAAGTGGCTTTTCTGGCCAGCCGCGCTGGAACGTAACCGCTGGAATGGAACGTAAGTTAGATTCCAGAGGTTAGACGGGTTCCCATTCCAGCCAACAGCGACAGTTAGGATGGCCTGGCGGCCCGTTCGGAAAATCGTCCGACCAGAACTCAGAAGGCTTCCCGTCAAACGGCCGGCAAATAGGACACACCGCGTCGTCCTCCTCCGTCTGCCAGATCGGTTCCAACTCGTTGCCCGTCTCGATCTCGTACTGTGCCACGGCCGGTTGTTCGCCCGCCGAGATAGCCCCCGTCGTCTCCGTCGCCCCGATAGCGTCAGCCCGCGACCGCCCGAAGATTGTCAAGGCCGAGGCCGCAAGGGTTGCACCGCCCGCCTTGGCGTCTGCAATCGCCTGCTTGGTGGTGTCAGCCATGCCGGCGGCTAGTTCCTGTGAAGTCTTGTCTGCCCACTCTTCGGCCTGGGCCCGCAGCGTGGCCGCGTCTAGCGTGGTTCCCTGCGCCTTCGCCAGTTCGCGTGCCGCCTGTTCGTAGGTGGCGATGAGTTCCGGGTAGCTGGCCTCGGCCGCCGCTGTCTCGAAGGACGCCAAGTCGAACGTGCCCGAGGTGAAGGCTTTGCCCTGTCTGCTGAGTAGCAGAAAGATGGCAGCGGCTAGTCGCTTCTCACGCTCTTGGCGGTTTGGTAGGTCTGGCATTAGGGGTACCCGCGCCGTCGCCGCCACGAGGGGGTGCGGGACTCTCTAACGGGAAGCCCCCTTGCCTTGGCGTCGGAAACCAATCTCGCATGAACGGCGCGGTTGACACCGACACCAGCGGAAGTAAGACCGCCACTCGGGTGTAACGGATTATCTTTGCGGAACTGATAGACGAGTTCCAAGCCAAGACCAATACCTGTTGCGTCACCTTTCACCGCAACAATCGTCTGGCCTTTTTCTGCTCGAAAGTAACCGACTGATTTCACGCTATCGGGATCATCAGATGAAGCTAGTTCGTCTATTGAAAATGCGTGGAGTTGACCATCCGTTGATTTTCTTATCTCGTATCCGCGACCATCCTTGGCCTTAAAGTTCATAACATGTATCGAAGTGTCATCGCGACGGTAAGAGTCCTTGTCGATAAAGCCTACAGTCTCATCTAGCGAATCGTCGCGGCCTCCAATTGCCGCTATAAATTCGTCTCTTGTCATTTCGTGCGCTTGCTTTGACGTGCCACCTCCACCTTCGCCGCCAGATTTACCGCCTCCTCCACCTTCCCCGCCGCAACTATTGTCAATGCCGCCGCCCGTTCCGGTTGGGCAGAAGCCCTCACGGATACCTTGACCAAAAGGGCGACCTGTCGCCGACCTCGGCGGCGATGATTCGGTGACCGCGGCTGGTGTCTTAACGGTGAATGCCGCCGTGCCCGCGCTGCCCATGATGAGCTCGGCTTGCGGGGGCTGTAGGTTGAACAGCACCTGCAATTGCCCGATGCCTGCGTCGCGGGGTATCTCGCCCTTGGCAACGGCCAGCACAATAGCCGTGGCCGCCGTGACCTGCGCACCGTTGAGCACGGTGTCGGACGTTGTCTGGAGTTCCGTGGCAGGCGCGGCAATGGGTTCAGTCGGCGCGGCAACTGGTATCGGCAGATCCGCCTCCGCTTCCACCGGCGGCGCGCCAAACGCGGGACCGGCAACGGCAGCCCCGAACTCCACCTCTTGATCGAAGTCCAACTCCTCCTGCGAGGCCCACGTCTTCGACGAGAGTATCCCAGCCTCATTCAAGATACGTCGGCGGGCCGTCTCCTTGTCTCCGTCACGCACCGCGACCCGTGGCGACTCAACCGTAATCTCGATCTGTTGCTCCAGCTCGTCGAACGAAACGCCGTGGCGTGCGAACTGGCCCGCCTCGTGGGCAATCTTCACCGCCTTCCACATAAGCGAAACGAAACGGCTGGCGTTGTAGCCTTGCTCCGCTTCGCAGTTCTTGACGAATGGGCTCTCGGCTACCATCGTCGATGAGAAGTTTGCGTTGCTGGCGTCGCCCGAGATCATGTACTCAGGCATGCACCAGCGCGAACCGATCAATCGCATGACCGCTTGAATCGCCGTTACGAAGTTCGGAACCCGGTCACTGCCCATCGGACCGGGAAGATACTGCTGACCGTGCGGCACCATCAACGTCGTGCCGGGCTTGTACTCCGCCTGCGTCCGCGTGCGTGCGCCGAACTGGGTTGACTGGTTGTACTCACTGACTTTTGCAGTGCCGCGTAGCGACTCCATTTGAGCCTGTGTCGTGCCCTTGGCACCTTGCATGATCCAAGCGATTGCCGCCTGTAGGCTCACACCCCGGATCGTATTGCGCAGGGCCTTGGCCGTGTCCAGGATCGATTCGCTCACGGGATAGAAGTCCGATAGCCCGCGCTTGATGTTGCGATCCACGTTGGCCTTGAAGTGTTCGACACGCTCGGCCGGCAGATACTCCCAGTCGGAAGTGTTGCTCGACCATTGGAGGTGGTAGCCGTAGACCGTTTGGATGTCGTCGTGGTCCGTCTGCACGCCGAATGACCAGCAGCAGGGGGCCTTGTCCAAGTTCCAGCCAATCGAGCGTTCGACCTCGCCTGGGTTCCTGGGAGCCTGGATCATTTCCGGCTCGATGGTCCGCAGTTGCGTGCGGCCGTCGTGTGAAGCGTAGAGCGCCAGGAACCATTCACCGTCGCGGGACTTGCGGCGCTCGAGCTCTCGGTCCAAGTCTCCGTCGAAGTGATTGTCTTTGCGGAACCTGTCGATGACGTACTGCACGAGATCGACCAGCCCTTGTGATGGCTGCTGCCCTTTGACCGGCTTGACGTTGAAGTCGCTGCCCGTGCCGGCGATGAAGTTTTGCAGGTTCTTCAACGCGCATACGGCGGGCGGGTACTTGTCGCAAAGGATGCGTGCGATGTTGCGGATTTGCCCAAGGTCCGCTTCGCTCTGGATGATCGGCCGCTGCATCCCGTCCGTGCGGTCGGCGACAAGGCCGTACATGCCGGCCCCCACGAGGAACGTGGGGTCGTCAAAGAACCGTTCGCTGGGGTTCACCCATTCGCCGTGCTCTAGGAGTGTGGCCATGCGTTACGCATAGCACAATTAGCGGGACATTTACAAGGTGGTCTTACGCATGATCCGGCAGATTGTCTTGCGATTGACACCCACAATCCTTGCCGCCTCAGTGTAGGATCGGCCCTCTCCAATGAGCTTGCGGAACCGCTCGATCACGTCGTGAGGCGTTGGCTTGCCGCGTGTTGCCATAGGCTCTAATTGGATTTGATACCGCGAATGAACTCATCGAGCGGCGTGCCATCCGTAAAGTCACGGCCCTGGACTTTTAGATCGCCAACGTAGATCGCTGGTTGCAGCCACTCCGGATTATCCCTGTCCCAGAAAACAGCCATGCCGTTCGTTACTTCCAGCAGTCTCAGCATTCGCTACTCGACTTTCACCGGCTCCGCAGGTGCTCCCCATTGGCGACGGTGGCACTCGTTAAGGATGGCTTGTGCGAAGTCCACTGCGACGGACGCATTTAAGACTTCGTTATCGTCACCGCTACGGTAGCACCCGGCCCCTACCAGTGCCGATACATACTCCAGCTTCGTCAGTCCGCCAATGTGCCGCACGACAATGCCGTCCGGCGTCTCGGCTTGGACGGTGTGCGGCGTGACGTTGGGCCCCGGTACAACCTGCACGCCGAGGAACTGCTTGCTCTGCGGCGTGCCGCCTATCAGCGGTACGTTCATTTGGATGCGGCCATTCAAGTCCATAGGGGTCTCCTTACTAATGGGGGGTATGAGTTCGTCTAACGATTAGATGAACTTGCAAGTGACTTGCAATAACTCATGCGAACACCTCTCCGTACTGCGGCTGCATTTCCCGAACGCCATCCTTGGCGGTTATCTCCATGTGCGGTAATAGGGTTGCCAGCGCGAACGCGCGATCGCAGTGGCCATGCTCATCGCGGATGCCGTCCAGCCGGAAGCCAGCGGCCCGTTGAGCAATCGTCAAATGAGACAGGTCGCGGCGCAAGTCGGCCTCTGGGTAAATCCGAATCGTGCGATTCTTGAACACGCGCACCAGAGTAGTTGCCATGATATCGAGATTCTTCGGGCTGAACGTGAAGGGAATCATCCGCAAACCCTCCGACCTCAGTTGCTCGGCCATCAACTCGGCTTGCCACGGATCGTAAACCACCGCGTTGACACCGAACCGGCTACGGGCTTGCAGGACGCCACGCTTGACGTCCTCTAGGCTCACCTGACCACCAGGCTCTGGCTTCCAACTCACACACGCGGCAAGATCAAAATACTTCATATCGTTCGTCAGGCCAAGTACGACGAGTGCGCTATGGTCATTCTTCAAGCCAAGGTCAATGGCCGCGCCGAATAGATCGTAGCCTCCGTCTGGATTGGCAGGCTCAGTGAGTACGGTTGCCGCGTCTATGTCTTCCAACTCAAGGGCCGCGTCCTCGATGGCCGTGAACTGAGCTAGGATCTCTTGGGAGTATTCGCGGAAGATCATTTCCTTCCGCATGGCCTCCATTTCTTCGGGACGCACAAGCGGGTTGTCGTTACTTGGACGCTGCCACGCTTCCCAGCCGGCGTCTGTCTTAGCACGCTCGAACAGTTCGTAGAACCAGTTATGCCCTTTGGGCGTGCCGATGAAGATAGACCAGCCTTGCTTGTCGGCGAGTGTCGGGCGTAGCGACTGATGCCAGGCGTCTTTGTGGACCTTGCCGGCTTCGTCGAGTACAAGTCCGTCCAGGCCAGAGCCAACCAATGAGCCTGGGTTATCCGCCGATCGCACCGTGACCATACCGCCGCCAGGTAGTGTGATCGACCGCTCAGACTCAGACAGACGGACGGCAGCACCTCGCAGGGACCTCTTGAGGGCCGGCCAGATCTCTTCACTGGCCGTCGCGTAGTCGGGAGCCACCCACCAAATCTTGCCGCCGTACAAGGCCCCCTTAAACCGGCCTGCCGTGGGGCCATGCCCCTCAGTGCTGGCCATTAGACCCAGCGCCGTTTTGCCCCACCGCCGGCCACACGCCACCACTTTGAATCTGGCTGGGGATAACAGGACCGGGACTTGGTGCGACAGTGCCTTCGGAAGCCAGACGGTGCGCTGCATTTCCATAGAATCCCTCGTCGTGCTTAACCGTGACCTCAACCCCAACGTTGACCTGCTGGCCAAGCAAGCCGGCCTCCGCGTGTTCGTCCCTTTGGTTCTGGGCTTCCATTGCCACTACGTTGCGCACCGCCTGGTTGACGGCTCTGGCATTCTCGGCTTCGTCAGAGAGGATCAACGCGGTACGTCGTACGGCCAGCGCCTTGAGGGTGTCTGTCTGAGGCCAGCGCTGGCGTAAGGCCCGTGCAATGAGGCGGTCGTCGCGCATGCCGTGGGGGGAGGCCGACCCCCCAAGCCCCCCCGATTCTGGCGTGCTTTGATTTTCCATGAGTGTATCATACCGCCAGTTCTTCGGGTGGGAACTAGGTCGCCGGCACGCACGCGCCTGAGCGACTTGATGCGATCACGGATGGCATCACTCATGGCCATTGGCCCTGAACATTTCCGCACTCGACAATGCCCGCCTTACGGCCTCTTCCTTGGTGTCGCCCTGGGCGTATGTCGTGCCTGGGTTCAAGCACACGGCTGCCGTGTAGAGGCACGTACCGCAGTAGCGTATGACCGTGGACGTGATGCTGACTACCGCGATGTGCGTGCTCACTTCCTTGCCTCGAGGCGTTCTATGCGTTCGCGGTTTTGCTTTTGCCTTTCGATGATCGCCTCTTGTCCTGCCGTGAGGCGGATCAGTACTCGGCTGTCGTCCAGGCTTTGGGCATAGGCCGTGGCCTGATACTCGACTATGGTTTCCAGCTTCGTGACGCGGTTGCTCATGGCGAAGGCCCAGGATGCAAAGCCCATGCCCGGCACCAGTGCCAACGCGGCCATGCCTATCCATTCTTGCCAGCCGAATCTTAAGCGGTCGCTGTTAGGGTAGCGTATCATGCGAAGGCCATGCGTTGTGTGTGTGTCTGTTGGTGGAGGCAGGCTGGTGAGAACCATAATCGTTCGCGGTGGCGGTTGAGCATGCCTTGGCTGCCTTGGCTGGCATACCCGCCCGCTGCTTTCCATTCGATTGTCCGCCAGTCGTCGGGCATGACGTGCTCGCCTTCGTATCCGCAGAGCACGATCCTCATATCGTCACGCTGGCCGTTTTCAATCGCCCACTCGCGGACGGCATGAGCTACTTGCTCTGAATCAACGCGGTACAAATCGTTGTCGCGGCCCGCTGTGTCGGCGTAGGGGGGATCGAGGAACACCCCCGTCAGTCCATGCTTCCAAGTGACGGATGGCCCGCAGACTCGTGCCCAATCGCCGGAACACACGCGCACATTCTCCAAGCGATCCGCGAAGCCTTGCAGGTAGTCTAGCAATGAATCATGTTTTCGGTTCACGCCCCGGCCAGCGTTGCCGAGGTGGGGCAGTTGGCGGTTCACGCCCTGGCCGGCGTCGCCGAGGTGGGGCAGTTGGCGGTTCACGCCCTGGCCGGCGTCGCCCTCAACCGTCACGAGCTTGCCGTCTACGCTATGCCACGGCCCTTTGCCCGAACAGAACCCGCTACCGATCCAGCAGCACATTCCCCAGCACCAACAGCCAGCGATCTTGGCGTCAAAGT